TATCAGACTATTCAAAAGATATATTTGGTAAGGTAACAGGCAGTAACAACAGCGTTACAGTTTATCAACATGAGAATTCAAACAAATATTTAGACTTTGATCTAACAGGTAACGGACATACTTTGGATGTTGAACAAACAGGAACAGGTGCTCACAATGCTGAAATAACTTTGATCAACGGCTCAGCACCATCGACAGTTAATTTACTACAACAAGGAACACTTGATCAAAGTTATAGTTTAGAACAGACCTGCTACACCATAGGTGGGTGCTCGGTAACAGTGACACAGGGCACACCGTAATAAATAAAAATATGAATAAACTACTCTCACCTTGGTGGGCACTACTTCTTTTATTTCTTCTTATTCCACTACGAATGGAAGACCCAGCATTTGTAGAGTCAATGCGATTAAGATACTTTGATACTCTTATCACATCAACACCTGAAACTCAAAATAGCATCCACTTAGTAAATATAGACGAATCTGCATTAGAAAAATATGGACAGTTTCCATTTAGTAGAGATGTTTATGCAGAGATAGTGAAAGACTTATATAAACGAGAAGCCGGTTTAGTTGTATTTAATGTAATGATGCCAGAAGCGGACCGGTCTGGAAAAGATAAAGTATTTGCAACTACAATAGTAGACTATCCTGTGATATTACCTAATGTAGGTTCTGATAAACCAAAGAATACACCAAAGAATCCAGGTGCTGTCTCAATAGGTGATTCAACAAATAAAACAGTTGATTATCCTGGTATCATTGCAAACATAGAACAAATAGAACAAAATGCAATAGGTGTGGGTAATGTAAACACATTCCCAGAAGTAGATGGTGTTGTAAGACGAATGCCATTGGTTATTTCAAGTAATAGTGTATTATATCCAAACATATCACTTGAAGTGTTAAGAGTTATAGCTAACGATCCAAGTTTTCAAATTAAATTTAATGAACTTGGTATTGAAGCATTAAGAGTTCCACAATTTGGTAAGATACAAACAGACCAAATAGGAAGAGTGTGGATTGACTATCAGCAAAGAGGTATTGAACATAGTTTAACTCAATTGCCTGATACATTTGATAGTGGCATTGTTATTGTAGGAGTGACAGCAAAAGGATTGGCAAATCCAATTGCAACAAGTATTGGAGAAGTGTGGCCACATGCTGTACAAGCTTCACTAATTGGTACATTATATAATCAGGTATCTATATCTAGGCCTGATTGGGCGGATGGTGCTGAGTTAATTAGCATTGTCTTATTATCAATTATAGTAATACTATTTACAAGGTGGCGCTATGGAATTGTGGTTAATGTTGGCATTATCGGTAGTTTATATTATTTGTCTCAACATCTTTACCTCGGAAAAAGCATACTTGTGGATGCTTTGTATCCTATCGTTTGTCTTTGCCTTATATATGGGGTGGGATATACTATACGATTTTTATCTGAGCTTAACCAAAAGCTCTTAATTAAGAAACAGTTTAGCACATATCTATCACCGGACTTGGTTGCTAAATTACAGAAGAATCCTGAAATATTAAAACTTGGTGGTGAATCCAGAGAGTTATCAATTATGTTTACTGATGTAAGAGGATTCACCACTATATCAGAACACTATGGTGAAGATGTTCAAGGCCTTACAAAAATAATGAATCGCTATATGACAGCAATGACACAAAAGATATTAGAGAATAAAGGAACATTGGACAAATATATTGGTGATGCTCAAATGGCATTTTGGAATGCACCACTAGATGATGAGGATCATGCTAAAAATGCTGTGAAAACAGCACTTGAAATGTTAGGAGACTTAGATGCGTTCAACAAAGAAATCAAAAACGAAGGTATCCCGCCTTTCGGCATGGGAATTGGTATCAATACTGGTAATGTGGTTGTGGGGAATATGGGCAGTTCTCAGCGCTTCGACTATACTTGCCTTGGCGATAGCGTTAATCTTTCAAGTAGGTTGGAAGGCCAGTCAAAACCTTATGGTGTAAAACTCATATTAGGTGAAAAAACTGCTATGTTAGTCAAAGATGTATATCCTGTGGCTGAATTAGATACAATTGCGGTTAAAGGCAAAACAATTGGAGTTAAAATTTATACAGTGGTGAACTTACAAGATGAATCTGGCCACAAAAAGTTTTTACGAGCTTATTATACAGGTGAATGGAAAACAGCTATTTTGTTATCTGATAATTTAAAAACAAAAAATATGGAATTAATAAAATACTATGATAATATGATAGAAAGAATGAAACAGGGTTTACCAACAAATTTTGATGGAGTATATCGAGCTACTTCGAAGTAGAATCTTTCTTTTTTTTTCTTTCTTCTTCTTCTCGTAACTGTAATATTGTATTGAGTTTTTGGTTGAGACGAATAAGGTCATTGTCTAACATACGAACACGGTCAATCAAATCAATAAGTATTTTTTGAGCATCACCTATAACTGGCGCGACTTCTTCAGTTACCCATTTCCAAATAAAGTAAATAAAATATCCTAATCCAAATACAGCAATAATGGGAAATCCATATTTGGATATAACATCAGCTAAATCAAGTTCCATTATATTGCTAAACCGATTACTATTCCAATCATAACTCCAATAGCAAGTGATACTGCCATGTCTGAGTCAAACCATAAAGGTAATTTAGGTAATTTTTTAAATTGTTTTTTCATATACTTATTTATTATTCCATTCTGTTTCTACAAAATCTTCTTTTGGTAATATAGAAAAATCACCGTTGTGCCAATTAATTCTAATCAATTCAGGATGACCTGGCTCTTCACTCCAACATCCAGATATGTATAAACCATCTATGCGTTGTGCTGATGCTTTAAATCCTTTACCATTTTCACATACAGTTATTTGAGATAAGACAATGCGTAAATTGTCTAACAGGTACATTACCAATAAAGGTTTAGCCACAAGTGGAAAAGAAATAAAACAAAAAACTAATATTAGTTTTTTCACAATGTTGGCTCTTCATCATCTGTTTCTTTTGTTGAACTGAATATGTGTAAAGGCCATTCAACTCTTAATCCATCCGCATCAATAAAATTTACCATTGAAAAAACTTTATATCCAGGCAACTGCGGTGCAGATTCAATACTAGGCACATCATAACAACCTTCATGAACAACATCTACATCACTTGTTGTTGCGTATCCTCTATATGGATATGTTTTTTTGAATTTTTCTAATTGACAAGATTCGTGGGTGAGAACTATATAACCGCCTGCATCGTTTGGAGTGTAAACTTCTAGCTTAACAGAATCGGCTGAAACATCTAAAGCCAATAATACTCCAATTAAAAATAAAGGTGTTTTCAATTGATTAATCCTTTCTAGCGTCATTTTTGCCGTCAGCTCGAGCAATTCGATTGATATCAGGTTTTAAACCTAAAGCTGATGACATAAGGGTGTCTATTCGAATAACATCGTGATTCATGGTTTTAACACGATTATCTAATGCAATAATAATACCACTTAAACGTTTGACAGAATCCGTCACATCCGATAGAATAAACTTCAATGTTAAAAATACAAAATAACCGGCAGCTGTTGCAGCTGCAATTGGAAAACCAACATCAGTTATTAACTTTAAAAAGTCCATTATTGCCTCGTTTTACTTGACTTTGAGCTTTATTTATGATAGCATGACTAAATAATACATATATTACAATTTTGAAACATATAAATTATGGCTACTAAAAAACGCAGAAAACCAATGTCTCCTGAACAACGAGAAGCTGCTGCTGAACGATTAGCAATTGCTCGTGAAAAAAGACTCAAAGAAAACCCACCTGAATATAAGAATATAGCACAATCGGTTCAAGAATTGCCTGAAGACCATCCTATGTCTATGCAAAAAGTAAAAGATTGGATAAAAATTACACAAGATAAAGTAGGAGCGTTAAAAGTTGCGGTTCGTCAAAATGTAAAGGGTGCAGCTGCACAAACATCTTCACTTGAGGGTTATATTAAACATATGAGAATGTATTTGGAATCTGGTGATTGGATTGATGATTTTTATGGTGAAAATATGGAAATGAAAATGGGTAAAAGATGTGTTGCTATGGCATACGATAATGAAGGTAATCCAAAAAGAACAGTTGGTGTTTTTTATGATGATATTGGATTAGAATGGACAAAAGATTTGGATGACCAAGCAAGAAACACTTAAAATATATAATTGCCTCAAATTAATTAAAAACTTGATATAATAATACTATGATAATATTTGACTATAACCAGGTTGCAATATCAAACCTAATGGAACATATCGGTTCAACAACCGGTCCTATTGACGAGTCAATGGTTCGACATATGATCCTTAATACAATCCGAACCTATGTAAAAAAATATAAATCATCTCATGGTCCAGAAGTTATTATTGCTTGTGATAATAAAAAATTCTGGCGTAGAGATTTATTTCCTAATTATAAAGCTGGTCGAAAGAAAGCTCGTGAAGCTTCAGGACACGACTGGAATTCAATTTTTGATTGTTTACATACAATTAAAGATGAACTAAAAGAACATTCACCATACAAAGTGGTTGAAGTTGAAACATGTGAAGCTGATGATATTATTGCTGTAATATCTATGAAATATTCAACGACACAAAAAATAATGATATTGTCTTCTGATAAAGATTTTGCTCAATTACAAAAATTTAAAAATATTGAACAATATTCACCGATACTTAAACGAGCATTGATTGAACCATTACCAACAGTTCAGTTAAAGCAGATGATTATTCGTGGTGATAAATCAGATGGCATTCCAAACATTTTATCTAATGATGATGTTTTTGTTGAAGGTATTCGCCAACGACCAATCACAGAAGCTAAGATAATAAAATGGTTAAATCAAGAACCAAAAGAATTCTGTGATGATGAAATGTTTAGAAACTTTTTACGGAATGAAATGCTAATTGATTTAACCAAAATACCCGAGAGTTTGAAAGAGAGAATACTCGAAGAATACGATAATGCTAAATCTAATAATAGACAAAAGTTTATGAACTATATGATAGCTAATCGCCTTAAAAACTTATTGGAGGTCATTGACGAATTCTAATGATATTATTTTCAGAAATATTTGAACAGTTTGAAATAGCTGTTGACAAGAAACAAAGGATTGAAGTTTTACAAAAATATAAATCGGACACTTTATTGGAGTTTTTTAGATTATTATATGATGACAATATTGTATTTGATGTAGAGATACCAATCTATCGACCAGCTGTTGAACCCGCTGGTTTAAATTTTACATATTTACATACAGAGGTTAAAAAACTTTATCGTTTTATAAAAGGTGATTCTAGGTCAGTAATGCTAACTCCAGGAAAGAAAAAAGAAATTGTGACTGTTATATTAGAATCACTTCACAAAGATGAAGCTGAATTATTAACCGGACTATTTAATAAGGATATTGGTGTTAGACATTTAAACAAAGCATTAGTAAAAGAAGCCTATAGTCTATGAAAGTAGCGATTGTCACACCAACAATTGGTTCTGAACATCTAGAGCAATGTATTGAATCTGTAAGAAAACAAACTTACAAAGATTATACCCATTATGTTGTAAAAGATGGATTCGATGTTGTTGTTCCATCATACTTAAATAATTTATCAGAAATTAAATTCATCACATTAGATGAAAATGTTGGTAAAGGTTGGTATGGCCATCGTGTGTATGCGGCTTGTTCTTTTTTAGTTAATGCTGATATTATTTGTTATCTTGATGAAGACAATTGGTTAGAACCAAACCACATAGAAGAAGTTGTAAAAACTATTAAACAAGACAATGAATGGTGTTATTCATTAAGAAAAATTGTTGATAAAAATGGAGAATATATTTGTAATGATGACTGTGAATCCCTTGGTAAATGGCCTATATATCTCAATCACCAACATTATCATATTGACACATCATGTTTTGCCGTTCGCCGTGATATTGCTGTTAGAATTGGCCACACGTGGTATGGCCAATGGGGCGCTGATAGACAATTTTTTCATAACATAAAAGAACATTTTAAAAAATGGGCATGTACCACAAAATATACAGTTAATTATCGTTTAGATGGAAATGAAGGCTCGGTCACTAAAGAGTTCTTTGAAAAGGGAAATAAAGTAACTAAAGACAAATATGGCGAAATCTATCCTTGGACAATTAAACAAAAAGAAACAATAATTGGTCCAGGCATTTCAATAGTGGAGAAAAACTTTGAATAAATCCGTTTTAATTACAGGTGTATCAGGATATCTTGGTTCTCATGTAGCAAAAGTTTTTAAAAAACAAGATTGGACAGTTCATGGAATTGATAATAAACACACATCAAATCATTATTTGGATGTCTTTACACCAGGCGATGTAACTAATCCATCTGACGTGGATAGAGTTTTTAGCACATGGAAATTTGATTTAGTGGTTCATTTAGCCGCTAGAATTGAGGCAGGAATATCTGTAAAAGAGCCGCATGTGTTTTATCAAACAAATACAGGTGGAACAGCCAATGTTGTTAAATCTATGATTGACCATGGTGTAAATAAAATTGTATTTTCTTCAACCGCAGCTGTTTATAAAACAAAAGATGAACCAATTAAAGAAACAGATGCTTTAGAATTTAATTCACCTTATGGCCATTCTAAACAAATGGCGGAAGAAATTATTCAAAGGTCAGGATTAAAATACTCAATATTTCGTTTTTTTAATTTAACAGGCGCTGATCCAGAAGGTGAATTTGGTGAAGAACATGAACCAGAAACACATCTAATACCAAGATTAATTATAAACCAAAATAATGGTGAATTTGTTATAAATGGAATGGATTATCCAACAGAAGATAAAACCAATGTTAGAGATTATGTTCATGTTACAGATGTTGCTTATGCAATACTAGATGGAGCTAAACATTTAGAAAAAGGCGGTCAATCAGAAATATTTAATCTTGGAAGTGGCACAGGTTATGGAATAATGCAAATTATAGATGAACTTGAAGTTTGTTCACAGAAAAAAGTAAAATATAAAGTTGGTCCTAGACGAGAGGGTGATGCGGTCAGTTTAGTTGCTGACATTACAAAAGCAAAAGATATATTAAATTATACAAGGAGATATGATATTGTTTCCATTCTAAATACAGCATATAAATGGCATAAGAATGATGAAACGAAAACAAAAGTATAAAACACCTAACGCGGCCGAAAAAGATTTCGATGATTTTTTATTATCATCTGAACGAATTAATGTAGCGTTATTAAATAATCATATCAATTTTCTTACAGGTGAAATTTGTGAAGAAAATGTAACAGAAATTATTCGATGGATTGCTTATGAAAATACATTATCAACAGATGTTCCTTTAACACTGTTTATCAATTCAACAGGAGGAAGTTTAACAGATGCGTTTGCACTAATTGATATCATACACAATTCGCATCGTAAGGTTAGAACTTTTGGAATTGGTAGTGTAATGAGTGCAGCCTTTTTAATCTTTACATCTGGAATGAAAGGTGAAAGATACATAGGAAAGAATACAAGCATAATGTGCCATCAATATACTGGTGAGATTTATGGAAAACACCATGACTTGAAAGCACAATATAAAGAAACCGAATCTTTGAATAAAAGAATGGTTGATGTTTTAAAGAAAGCTACTTATTTGGATGAAAAAACAATTAAAACAAAATTGTTACCACCATCTGATGTTTGGCTTTCACCAGAAGAAGTTATTGATTTAGGTATTGCTGATAGATTAATTAGTTAGAGGTGATAAAATGACAAAATCTGTTCAATTTTATAAAAACCGAATATTAGAACTTGAGTTTGAAATTGAAGAACGATTAAAAGAAATTGATAAATTTAAAAAAATAATAGAAACAGAAGAAACATCATATCAAAACGATAGACAACAAATATTATTTTAGATTATGCAAAACGAAAAACATGAAATTCTTACCATTCTTATGGAAGAATGTGCCGAAGCTTCGGTTGAAGCTTCAAAAATAATTCGCTTTGATGGCGGATTTGACAAATTAGAATCTGAGTTAGGTGATATCTACTGTATGATAGAGATATTAATTGACAAGGGTTTTATTAAAAGAGAACACGTTGAAAGTTGTTCTCAATCAAAATATATGAAACTTCGTCAATGGAGTGATATAAAACTTTTATAATGGAAAAATTATGACTTATATTTACTATAATATACAACCGTTTAAATGTGAAGCATTCCATAACGGTGAAATGAAAACAATCACAGAAGAAAAATTACAAGGCCAATGGTCTGTATTATTCTTTTATCCTGCTGACTTCACCTTTGTTTGTCCAACAGAACTTGGCGATTTAGCGGACTACTATGAAGAATTCAAAAAAATAGGTTGTGAAATTTATTCTATATCAACAGACACCCATTACACACATATGGCGTGGCACGAATCTTCTCCAACAGTCGGAAAAATACAATATCCAATGTTAGGTGATCCAACTGGACACTTAGCAAAACAACTTGGTGTTTATATTGATTCAGAAGGTTTGGCTGAACGAGCAACATTTGTAATTGATCCTAAAGGTCAAATACAGATTGTTGAAATGACCGCTGGTCGTATTGGTCGAAGTGCAGAAGAATTGCTTAGAAAGATAAAAGCTGCTCAATATGTTGAACAACATCCAAATGAAGCCTGTCCCGCTAAATGGAAAGAGGGAGACGTTACTTTAACCCCCCATTTAGACTTGGTTGGTAAAATCTAAAAAAAAGCTTGACAATTGCCTTAAATTGTGTTATCCTTTTTATGTAAAGTGAAAAGGAGCGTTTTATATGAGTAAAGTAAAAGAGTTGTATACAGAATATACTGAGTTGCTTAAAAGTGCAGACTGGTTTTTTGAATATTCAGATGACCATAACGTATGGCAATCTGGTATTAATCAATTTCAAAAGCTTGAAAAGATAGCACAAGAGATTGACCCAAATACATAATCTGGAATGAATATGCACCAGATGAATTTACTAAAGATTAGGTAATATTTTTGTTATGATAATTTATGTCAAGAACACCTATAAACCTATGCGTAAATCTAAAAAGCGTATAGGTGTATCTAAACAAACACCAAAAATTAAACTCGTTCCAATTGAAACACACTTTAATCCTGTTGTAAGTGGTGTTTTGCATCGTGAAACTCCAAACTATCCAAGTTTAACAACAAATAGTGGTTCAACAACCAAAACAGAAAGAAATGTTTATACCGGTAATAGCATGATTGGTATAGGTACGTTACACAAATCAAATGCGGTTCCTATATTCAAAAAAGAAGATATGGAAGACCAGGCAAAGATGAGGAGATAATAATGAAAACGTTTATAGTATATGTTTGGATGGTAATGGCATATAATGGTGAACCTATTATTGTAGGTGAATTTGAATCTTGTGAGCAAGGTATTGCTACAGCTAATAATTTATATCCAGGTTATGTAGCAATGCACTGTATTACTCCAGACTTAATACCTCCAGGCGGGACAAAATAATTTTTAGGCAAACATATGGCAATGATGCTTGACTTTTCGGTAAAGTTGTGTTATACTTGCCTTTCAAAATATAACTTTGAGGAAATATATTATGAAAAAAGTGAAACTTAAACCTTTTCAGAAATTACTTACTATAATGATTTCTGGAAATACTGTAACAAGAGATGAAATTAATACATTACTTGGCAACGAGATTTATATGTATCGTATTTCAACTTATATGTGGCATATTAAAACAATGGCTAATGGTGTTATTCGCATCGTTAAAGATGGTCGAAAAGTGGTATCATATCAGCTTGTAAATGTTGATGAAGTAAAAGAATATATGCGTAGAGTTGGTATAATGAATACTAATTATACGCCTGGTGATATGCTTAAGAAAGCATCAATTTCTAAACTAGAACAACTAAACGCTGAACAAACAGTCCAGCAAAAAGATGTTATAGAAAAAGAATTTCAGGTCGCTTAATGAAAAAAACATTAATACCTTTGTTACTCACAACTATGTTTGCTAACGCTGAAGTTGTAACTTCTGTTGGTGAATATAATTATGGACCGGATACTTCTGATGAAACTGCTTGTATTATGGCACAGAATATAGCAAGACAAAATGCTATCTTACAGGTATCAGGTGAGGATGTAAGTGTTGTTACTATTGAAAATTGCAAAAATGAAAAATGTGATATTCAAAAAGACTTTATATCAGACCAACAAGGTTATATCAAAAGTATTATTGAAGAAAGTTCACAAACAAAGAAAGCTTTAGGTTATAAAAAATGCACCACGGTGATTCGTGCTGATGTGGAAAAAGTTAAGAATCCAATTCAGTTTAGACTACACCAAAAAGAATTTAACTTCCATGAAGGTGATGAAGTTATTATTAGTGGTTCATCAAATAAACAAGGCTTAGTTATGGCTTTTCTTTATGTTGATGGAGTTTATCATCTAATTGATGGTTTATTAATTGCCTCAACACCGGGTAAATTTATGTTACCATCAACTAGAGAAAATAAATTGATTGCATATTTGCCTGAAAACAAATTACAATCAAAAGAACTTTTGACCGTATTGTTTATTGAATCTGATGATAGACACTATGATATTAAATCGCGGTATAATAAAATTGAGATGGAAGATTTTATAAAAACCATACCCGTTCAAAAGCGAAAAGTTGTGAATGAATTTGTTTATATTATGAAAAGAGGAAATACATTATGAAAAATAAAAAATTAATTGCCTTATTAGTTGCTTCATTATTTGCAACTGGTTGTGGCTCTGTAAAATACACAACAGGATTTGAGTTAGACACCAAGTCTGATTCGGAAACAGCAGAAGCTGGTATTGAAGTATCCTATCCTGAGTGGTATAATGCTGAGTTGGAAGAAGAAGATGGTAATTTATATGCTGTTGCTACTGAATACTCAAAAGATATGCAGTTTGCTTTAGATAAAGCAACCTTGTCCGCTAAACGAGATTTAGCTGCTAATTTCTCATCACACACAAGTGCTATGATGAAAGATTATGCAACAGAAATTGGTGATTTAGACACATCTGTTATTCGTGAAATTGATAGAACAACAAAATTAGTTGTTGCTCAAGTAAACATGATTGGTGTTCAAAGAACTAATATGTCTCTCATACATTCTGGTGAAGGTGGTTATCGTGCATATGTAAAACTACGCTATGTACCTGACCAAGCTAATAAAATTCTTTTACAAGAAGTCTGGAAAAATGAAAAACTTAAAGCTAAATTTCAAGGTTCTAAACGATTCAAAGAATTGGAAGAATCGGTGAAAAATGTAAAAGAAAATGAAATTGCTGAGATTCAAGCTTTGACTGGTAGTCCTGATGTTGAGGTTATTCCTTATGCACAACAAGACTCCGTAATTGCTCAGTAATGAATATTTTTTACTTAGATAAAGACCCTAAGAGATGTGCAGAAATGCACCTTGATAAACATTCAACAAAAATGTGTATTGAGTATGCTCAGTTGATGTCAACCGCTCATCGTGTTTTAGATGGCACAGAGTATTATGGTAAAACGGCTAATGGTCGTAAGATTAAACGATGGCGGTTGACTGATGAGCGAGAACATGAATTGATGAAAGCCTCTCACGTAAACCATCCAAGTGGAGTTTGGGTGAGAGCAAATCAACAGAACTACAAGTGGCTGTTTGCAATGTGGAAGAACCTACTTCTTGAATATACTTTTCGATATGGCAAACAGCATGCTTGTAGCCGTTTATTGAAGGCCTTAGAAAAGCCACCTATAAATATATCGGATGGAAATTTCTATCCTCCAACACCGGCTATGCCTGATGAATGTAAGATACCTGGAAATGTCTTAGAATCATACCATAAATATTACAACGAGAAAAAAAGACACATTGCAAAATGGACAAGACGAGAAGTACCTAAATGGTTTGAGGAAGATTATGCCAGTTTATCACTTTAGAAATACAGAAACAAATGAAGTTTTTGAAGATTTCATCTCTATAGCTGCAAAAGAAGAATTATTAAAAAAAAATCCACACATTGAACAAGTTCCAACAGGATTTACTATTGTTGGTGGTGTGGGTGACAACATGGAAGCAAAAACTGACGATACCTTTAAAGAGGTTATGGCTAAGATTGCTGAAAAAAATCCAGGTAGTCCACTTGCGGATCGTTATGCAAAAAACAAGACCCTAAAAAGGTCTAAAACTGAAAATATTGTAGAAAAACATTGGAGAAATAAATGATTAAAAAAATTGTATATTTTGCTTTGTTGACAATGACAACTATTGTCTATGCTGACAGCCATGAAACAGAAGCTAAGTCTGATAAAAAAGGATACTATATTGGATTTGGTACAGCTTTTGAAGATAACAAAAAAGATGTAGATGCTTATAAAGGTAGTATTAAATTTGGTAAACATTGGAATGATTCGTTTGCCACTGAACTTTATACAAGAATTCGACACAATAACGGCGCTTCAAGCAATCAACGAATTGAGGTTGCCGCAATTCCATCATATAAACTTACCGATGATTTATCAACTTATATAAGAGCGAGTGTTGGTGAAAAATATGAATCGAGTAATCATTTTACATATTGGGGTTTAGAACCAGGTGTAAAATATAATTTAGATGATGATTGGTCTGTTAAAACCGGTGTTCGATTTAGAAATGCTTGGGGTGAATCTGGCCAACATGATGTGACATATAAAGCAGACCTTGGTTATAAATTAGAAAACGATAACACCGTTTCTCTAGGTTATGCTAAGAGAGATAGAGATGCAAACTCTGATGAAATTATTTTAGGATATACAATTAATTTTTAATGGGTTTTTCTTTTGAAAAAATAAAAGAACTTGAGTTTGACTTAAGTTCGGAAACTACACCAAATGGTCGTAGATATATTACACCAAATGGTGATGCTTATCCATCAGTCACAACCGTTCTCTCCGAATATAATAAAAAAGCAATATTAGAATGGAGAGAACGAGTTGGTGATGAAGAAGCAAATAAAATATCCACTCAAGCGTCAAGTCGAGGAACAAGATTACATTCTTTATGTGAGATGTATTTAAAAAATGAATTATCACCTATAAGACTCAATTCGGTTATGCCTGATGCAAAAGAATTATTTTATAAAATCAAACCTGTTTTAGACAAACACATTGGTAGAATTTATGCTTTAGAACAAGCACTTTATTCAGATGATTTAAAATTAGCTGGTCGTGTTGATTGTATTGCTGAATGGAATGATAAACTATCGGTGATTGATTTTAAAACAGCAAGTAAAGAAAAGAATGAAGAATGGATTGAAAACTATTTTATGCAATGCTCTGCATATGCTTTAATGTTTGAAGAAAGAACAGGAAAGCCTATTAATCAAATAGTTGTTGCAATTGCGGTTGCTAATGGACATACTCAAATCTTTGTAAAAGAAAAAGAAGATTATGTCCGAGGTTTAAATTATTTTATTGATGAATATTATGCTACTTTGTGAGGAAATAAATTATGCCAATATTAAGAGAAGAAACTAAGGTTCGGGAATACATTGAACAATTACCAAAAGAATTATCTCAAGCTGATATTAATGATGTTTGGTTGGTTATTGCTTTAGCTGTTGTTTTATATTTGGGCAGTGGTTTCATTTCAATGATTATTAAGTTTTTAGCTGCCTTGACTGTTATTCTTGGAATTGTAACTATATTACACGAATATGGAATGTATCAATAATGGCTGCAAAAAATGATATCACGGGTGATTCAATATCAACAAAATCGAATACAAAAGAGTTTGAAGATGGATGGGAAAGAATCTTTGGCAAGAAAAAAGAAAAGGATCCATTTGATTATGTTAATGGTTGGCCAAACGAAAGAATGTTTGATAAATCGTGCTCTAAGTGTGGTTTTAAACAAAATATGAGTAAAGAATCACCAGTTACACTATGCCAATCATGTGGATGTATGCTTTAGGTGTTTTAGGCATATAAATAATATAACATTTTCACTAAAAGGGGAATGTATGCAACGAGTATTGATTTTTATTATTCCTACTATACTTGCAATATTTTCATCAATATTAATATTTCAAGTTGGTAAAAAAGCAGTTCAAATTGAAGCATATCAAACAAGTAATTACCTTTATAATGTAACTTACGACCAATTAACACCAAACACACAGAAACAAATAATGTGTTTGGCTGAAAATATTTTCCATGAAGCCGCACAAGAACCAAAAAGTGGACAAGTAGCGGTAGCTTTTGTGACATTAAACCGAGTAAAAAATGAACAATTTCCTAATGATATTTGTTCGGTTGTGAAACAAAGAAAGGTGAGAGATATTTGTCAATTTTCTTGGTACTGTCAAGGCAAAAAATCATTCAAACGCTTGACAAAAGACCATGTTGACGTGTATAATAAAACTATTAAATTAGCTGTGCATGTATATGCTAATTATGATAAATTGAATGACCCCTCAAATGGCGCTTTATTTTATCACGCTGATTATGTAAGACCGCATTGGCGAAAAGGTATGAATAAAGTTGCTATGATAGGTAAACATATTTTTTATGTGAAAAAGGATATATGATGGATAAACAAACGAATTTTATTTTTATAACAACTGTAATTTGTTTTACTGTGATTTTATTATCAGGAATATTTTCTTATAATTATTATCTCACTGAAGATAGAAAGTTAATGTCCAAAAACGTAGAAGATGCCATATCAAAAGGTATCGACCCACTTTCTGTTAGATGTGCTTATGCTTCAGAGATTGATGCAGTTTGTGTAGCATACGCATATACACATAGAATTGAACCAACAACAGGTAAAAAATAATGCCAACAAAAAACGAAATGGCAGAATTTGCCAAGCAAATACATGAAATCGTAGCAAAAACAGATTATAATTATATTGAAGCAATTGTGGCTCATTGTAAAGATACAGGATTAGAATTGGAAGTAGCGGCAACACTTTGTAACGCCAATCTAAAATCTCGCTTAGAGATGGATGCTATGGACAACAATATGTTGAAGGAGAAGGGGAATCGCTTGCCAATATGAGTTTCGTTGTTGTCTCATAAAAATAACAACCCAAAACTATAATAGGAGGAACTATTATGCCTAGTTTAGATTGGCACTTAGTGCTTAATGCTGCCGTGGCTGTTGTCGTGGTAGAGCTAGTCGGCAAATTAACTGGCTGGTGGTAAATTTATTATAGAGTTTGGGAGACCTCTAAAAAACTCCCTTTTTATTTTATGATTACATGACAGGTTACGACACTTACATATTATATAATGCAATTAGACTTCATTTTACCAGTGATAAATTTGATTTTTTCAAATATAATGGTAAAGTAAAAACCACACCTGAACAGTTTGAAAATCGTAAAGACAAATATCACTTCTACAAACTTTCCAGAAAACATACAGACAAAGATGATATGCTTCATTTTATTGTCTATAATTTTATTGAAAAAGATTCTATATGGGTTGGTGATTTATTAACAGAAGAAGCTAACAAAAGATATTTAAAACACAAAAAAGTTTTACAATCCCTTTCTTATTTTTTTGAGAGTGATTGTAAAAGGTTATTTGAAGACATTAGTAATCCAAATGACCTGATTAAAACAAATGGAGACTATCCAAAACTATTGACAATGACATTACAACATGATATTGCGATAGAAACCTTTTGTTTATTGAACACTATTTTAAACTTTGTGCCTGAATGGGATAATAAGATACAAGACAATATTCGTTGGCCTGAGTTTAAAAGAAAAGTTCAAAAGTTTGCCGCATTTCTACCAAGAGATGTAGTAAGATATAAAATGCTACTCAAAAAGATTATTGGAGAGAAGCATAAATAAATCTATATTATGAATACTGTGGATAAGATAAACATACAATTTATACAAGGAAAATACAATGACAAGCTTTGCAAATCTCAAACGCAATCGTTCTAGCTTAGAAAAACTAACTAAGGCGATTGAAACCTCAACCAATCAATCCGAAAACTCTAATAGTTCAGAAGATAATCGATTCTGGAAACCAGAAGTTGATAAAGCAGGTAACGGTATGGCCGTTATTCGTTTTTTACCAGCTCCTGCTGTTGACGGTGACGATGCTCTTCCATGGGTTCGATATTTTGACCATGGTTTTCAAGGACCCGGTGGTTGGTATATTGAAAACTCTCTGACCACATTGGGACAAAAAGATCCAGTTTCAGAATATAATTCAACATTATGGAACTCCGGTATTGAAGCAAATAAAGATATTGCTCGTAAGCAAAAAAGACGCTTACATTATATTGCAAACATCTTTGTTGTTTCTGACCCATCTCATCCAGAAAACGAAGGACAAATTCGTTTATATAAATTTGGTAAAAAAATCTTTGATAAGATTACTGAAGCAATGAATCCTGAGTTTGCTGACGAAACACCTGTAAATCCATTTGACTTATGGGACGGCGCAAACTTTAAACTTAAGATTCGTAATGTAGAAGGTTACCGTAATTATGATAAATCTGAGTTTGCTGATAAAGAACCACTTCTTGGTGGTGA